AGAACAAATTAGAATTGAAGAACAAAGAGAACAGGCAAGAAAAGAACAACTTCACAACTACAATCAATCAAGACAAAAACAAGGATTAAATCCAATACAACAGCCTGTGGATAACTCTGTTGATAAACAAACCACCTGTTACACCCAGATGTCACACGTACCTGTCACATCTAGAGGTAACATAAACGAGAACATTACAACGAATAATAATAATATTATATATAATGATGCTAGAAGGTTTTGTGCATTGTTTCTGAGAATATGTAATGAGTATGGAACACCACGCAATATAAACGAGAGAGACATTCAAACTGTGTCTCATTGGATAAAGGACGGCTTAACAATGGAAGATTGGTCAGGAATACTGAAGAACCATGCGGAATATTGCTACAAAAACAGACGAGATATGGCACGCGGCATAGGATATTTCCAAGTGCCAGTATCAAAAGCCCTCGGAAAGTCTAAAGATTACAGGGCAAACAACATATTAAAGGGAATAGTAAAGGACAAAAGACTATAAAAATAAGGGAGAACAGCTAAGGTTTACGCATAATATGTATTATGTTAATTTTTAAGACGCGATAAAAAAATGTCAGGCGTTCTGCAAAAACGGCACCCCTTGGCCCCCCTACCTCCGCCGTACTGCTACAGTGTACCACATAAATATTTTCTGGATTTTTCCCGAGATTAGTGCGATACCAAAATAATAAAGGGAGATTGATGTGGCTGATTTTATTCCGTTCGATCCGAAGAAGCACAAGCCAGTAGATGCTGTTGCTCTTGGAATACCAGGAGCAAAAAAGGGAATGAACGCAACAGAATTTTTAGCTAGTGAGAAATCTCCTGAAGGTGGAGTTTGGAATATCCCGACAATTTGGTTCAATGAAAAAACTGGAGAGCCTACATATTTTAAAAATATAGATAGAGCCTGGAACGAGGCAAAGGCATACGAAGAGAGAACTGGAAAGAAGTTTCCGCGATTTAAAACATTACCGCTTGCTGTAGCTGCTGCCGAGGGCAGAAGTAAAAAGGGTGGCGCTACATACAAGGAGCTGGTAACAGGGAAACCACGTTTACTATTTAGGAAGGAAGAGTAAATGAAAAAAATGTTTAATGTAGTCCAGGGTCAGAAACGAAGAACTGATCCTGAGAAATCTGATTGGGTTAAGTTAGGTATAGCCTTTGAGGATAGCAAGGGTATGCGTATAAAGTTAAATGCGTTGCCGATACCTAACCAGGAGGCTGAGATCTGGCTGAGTTTGTTTCCGATGGATGATAAGGGCAAAGTTGATAATCAACCTCCTCAGCAAAATAGTAGTGCTGACAAAGATTTTGAAGATGAGATCCCATTTTAATGGCTAGAACCAGGCAAACTCCTATTGGTCGGTTTGGTGGTGTACGCGTTACACAGAAAAAGGTCAGGACGAGTGCCACGTTAGAAAGTAACAAAGAGGTTGTTGCCCAGGAATTGATTGCCCTGGGTACAACTTCGATTACTGAGATTATTAATCTTGATGGTACGATGAAAGATCCGAAAGATATTCCGGATTATGCTCTGAGGGCTATTAAAAAAATAACACCTATGCCTGATGGTCGGGTTGCGATTGAGATGCACGATAAGGTTTCGGTGCTAAGAGTATTGGCAAAAGCAGCTGGCTGGCTCGATAGTCCGGATCAGGAAAGTGATAAGCCTTCGATTGTTGGTATCAACATGAAGGGTCCAGAAACAACTGAGTATGCGGAGGTAATTGATGGACAAGACAGCAACGCTTGAAGTAGCAATTCTTATGCTTGAGCAAAGAGTAGAGGCGCTCGAAGAGTCATTAATAAAGATAAGGCAAATAACTCAAGAAACATTACAAGACAAAAATTTAAGAATTGTTCCAGGTCCAGAAAATCCCGATGATCCGTTTGAAGTAATAATTAATTTTGAAAAAAATGAGAGAGATGACAAGGAGGGCAGATAATGAAGAAAACGTCTGCGTTAGCCTATATTGGTCACAATAAAGATGGTGATAGAGAAAAAAATGATTTCTACCCTACACCAAAAAATGCAACAGAGTCGTTATTAAACAAACAAAGTTTTGAAGGAAAAATATGGGAACCGGCTTGTGGTGATGGTGCGATGAGTAAGGTTATGGAGAGTCAAGGGTATGAAGTGTATAGCACTGATTTAATCAACAGGGGTTATGGTCAGTCTGGTATAGATTTTTTATTAGAAAGACAAAAGTTTGACAACATTGTAACAAACCCACCTTTTAGTTTAGCAATGGAATTTACCTTAAAAGCCTTAGAGTTAGCCAGAAATAAAGTTGTCATGCTATCTAAAGTTTCCTATTTGGAAGGTCTTGAAAGAAGAGAAAAGTTATTTAATCAAAAAAAATTAGAAAAGGTTTTAATTTTTAGCCGGAGAATACCTTTTAAAAAGGCTAATTCAAACCTTAAAGCCAATGGCTTAATGGCATTTGGTTGGTTTATTTATGACGTAAATTATAACGGATTTCCAACTATAGAGTGGATATGATGGCAAGAAGTCCTGATTTTCCCAACAAGAAATATAATATTATCTACGCTGACCCACCCTGGAAGTATCAGGAGAGTTGGGGAAATGGTCAAGTAGGCTACAACACAATGACCAATCAACAAATAATTGATATGCCTGTTGCTGATATTGCAGAAGAACAGGCGCATTTATATTTATGGGTTACAAACCCATTTATCGCAGAAGGTTTAGAAGTATGTAAGGCTTGGGGGTTTGATTATAAAACGTTAATTACTTGGGTTAAAACATATAAAGACGGAAACCCTGAAATGGGCATGGGGTATTATTTTCGTGGTTGTACTGAACACATTATTTTTGGTGTTCGTGGTAAAATGAAGTGTATAAACAAAACAACTAAAAATATGGTTATGGAGGTTAATCCAAAAAAACATAGCCAAAAACCACACACTTTTAAAGAAATGATTGTAAAGACAAGCGGTGATTTACCTCGGGTAGAATTGTTTGCTCGTAATGTTGGCTTTTTAAAAGATGGTTGGGATTATTGGGGAGATGAACAATGAGCGCAATTCCCAGCCTTGATTTGAATTTTGAGAATAGTCCGACTGTTTGGAAGTTTATTCACGATCAAAGTTTCGTTAGGGGATTGATGGGTCCGGTTGGATCTGGTAAGTCCTATGGGTGCGCGGCCGAGATAATGTTAAGGGCGGTCAAGCAAAAGCCATCTCCTAGAGATGGGATCAAGTACTCGCGTTTTGTCATCGTGAGGAACACATATCCCGAGCTGCGTACAACGACTATAAAAACCTGGCAAGAATTATTTCCCGAAGATGTGTGGGGTGGTATGCGCTGGCAACCACCAATCTCGCATCATATTAAGATCCCAACGAGGGGCGATATCCCAGGCATCGATTGTGAAGTGATATTCATGGCGTTGTCTTCTCCGCAAGACGTAAGAAAATTATTATCATTGGAGCTAACTGGTGCCTGGGTCAACGAGGCCAGGGAGCTGCCGAAGGCGGTGATCGATGGATTAACGCATAGAGTTGGCCGATATCCTACAAAATTAGATGGTGGTCCAACCTGGTATGGGATCTGGATGGATACAAACCCACCAGATAGCGATCATTGGTGGCATGAGGTAGCAGAAAAGCATCCGATCAAAGGAAAGTATCCCTGGACGTTTTTCAGACAACCAGGTGGCGTATTGCAAGCTTCACCGGATGAAGTGCCGGATGATAACCCTGATGCCCAGGGCTTTGTGTTTTCTGGCGCAAAATGGTGGCGTATTAATGAAAATGCTGAAAATGCTAACAATCTGCCACCAGGTTACTATCAACAGCTGCTTGGTGGGAAGAATGTAGACTGGATTCGATGCTATGCCCAGGGAATGTATACATTTGTCCAGGAAGGCAGACCAGTTTGGCCTGAGTATGATGATGAGCTTATGTCCGGTGATGTGGAGGTAGATCCGTATTATCCAATACAAATCGGTGTAGACTTTGGGCTTACGCCAGCTGCTGTTTTTGGTCAGCGCACTCAGGGCGGTGCCTGGCGTGTTTGCGATGAGCTGGTAACTTTTGACATGGGGCTTGAACGATTTGGTCAGGAACTTCTAGGAAGAATAGCAGAACGATATTCTAAGCATGATATTTTAATCTGGGGCGATCCGGCTGGTAATAAACGCGATGAAATCTATGAAGTGACAGCATTTGATCATCTCAGATCTCTAGGATTTAAGGCGCAACCAACAGATAGCAACGCTTTTCAGGTCAGGCGTGAGGCTGGAGCTTCTCCAATGTCCAGGCTTGTTAGCGGTAAACCTGGGCT